AGGGTAGTTGTGTCATTTTCAGCAGACAGACGTGCAAATATAGCTTCTTTTGCTGAATCTGTACCTATTCCATATAAAACTGCTTTATTTTTACCTACAAATGTCGGTCTATTGGCTATCGGCTTGCCAGCTTGAGACAAACCCTTGACTGCAAAGATTCTCCTAGACTGTCTTGGTTTGGTGAACTGATAAACCATATTTGTATGATGTCCACCTGAGTCAATAGTGCAGCATGATATAGGTATTATTCTTTCAGACTCTGTCTTGAATCTTCTTTTTAAATAAGAGTCTAAGTCTGACCATACGTTTTGTGCATTTGGGTCTCCCCAAAATATCTTATAGTCACACACCCAAGCTTCATAATTCTTACCCCATCCTACCAATTGCAGCTCTAACCTGTCCTTCTGCGTATCAACACCAGCAGTCAGAATCAAAACATCTTCAGGTATGGCTGTATAGTCATAGTTTAGCCTGCGTTCTAATAGTGTCTCATACTCAACAGCTTCTCCCTGCTCTTCCCACGATTCGCCTAAAGCAGTATTAATCCACGTTTTTAACATTTCGGGTTGTTTTTTAGCTTCAAGAAATGATTTAGCCATATCTGCCCATGTTGACCAAACTGAATAAAGCTCTGATATATGAAAACCTGCTGTGTCTGAACTTTGCTCTGAAGCTATCCACTCACCATGTTTTAACATCCATTGTTTTTTAGACTCATCAATAACAGAGCCACAATGCTCACAGGCGTATGTTGCTGTTTCAGGTTGATTCTCTTCCCAAACCACGTTTTTCCACTTCAAAACCTGTTTTTCATTACATTCAGGACAAGGTACATGATAGTAGCGTTTATCCGATTCTTCAAAAGCAGTTTCTATTCTTGATAACCCTTTTATGGTTGGTGTGGAACACATATATATCTTTTTGTTCCAAAAGGTGGTTGTTCTTTTGGTTGCGAGTGATATTGGGTCTCCTTCCGCACCAGCAGAAGATTCATATCTATCAACCTCATCAGCAAGCACAATTCTAATTGGCCTTGATGCTAATCCTGATGCTGAGTTAGAGCCGACTATGTTTAGGTTACCACCTGCAAACTTCTTGGATAGAACTGTATTACCACTATCTCTACTTCTTGGGTCTTTAACACAATCTCTTATCTTTTCAGAATCACGAATCATAGTAGCAAGTCTATCTTTAGAAAACGCTTGAGCCATGGCTAAAGTCGGCTGCATAATTAACATAGGAGCTGGGTCTTGGTCTATGTAGTAACCTATAACATTTAATAATATCTCGGTTGCACCAATCTGTGCACTCTTGGAAAAAACTATTCGCTGAATTTCAGGGTCATTAAAAGAGTCCATAATCTCTCTTTGATAAGGTGCTCTATCTGTTCTCCATGCTCCAGCTTCTGCTGAAGATTCAGGAGACAGTTTTCTATAGGCATCTGCCCAGTCGCTAATCTTTAGATTCGGTGGTGGAGTCCATGTTTGGTTTGTCTCCTGTATCACCTTTTCTATATTTTTGAGGTATTCCATCTTGAGCCAGTTCGTTTAGTGCTTCATGCACTTGTTCTTTTATTATAAGTTCAGCTTCAGCATATTTATCAACAGTTATAACCTGATGTGCGATTCTTGATGGTAGTCCTAGAAGTTTAGCCCTAGCATTAGCAACATAATCAACCCAAGTCTCTTCAACCAATTCTGCTGGTATTAGTTTAGCTTCCATCTCTTCAACCTCTAACTCAGCTTTTCTAGCTTGAGCAGCGGTTAGTTTTGTTTTCTCTTCAGTTATATCACCTGAACCATCTTTTTTAGTATACCTAGCAGCTTTTCTTAAAAAGTTTATATATTGAACCCTGCAAGAGTCTATATTTACTGGTGATCTACCAGCACCAATAGTGAACACACCTCTTCCAATAAGGTCGCTTACACTCTGTGGTGACAAATCTAAATGTTCCGCTAGGTCTTTTCTTGTAGCCAATGTTCCATAATGTTTTTTGGTGAACTAATACTCAATATGTTAAATATATATGATTCAAAGCACAATTTCAAAGACTATGTTTATATTATAAATACAGTGAATGGTATAGGACTGTCTCTACAAAAAGAATGGGGTGCTGCAACCTGCGTATGAGTACGGCTGAAAGAACCTAGTTGTCCACAGTTCATGCACAACTTATCAACAACTGTATAAATATACAGCAAAATAATACCATGCAACCATCCGCAAAGCCTTTAGATATAAGGTTTTAGAGGGTATGCAATAGATTAAGGTTATTAAAAACAAATTAGAAAAAGAAAAATATATTTAATATTCGCTAGTGCATAAGAAAAATATTGTTAAAGATTAAAGAAAATAAAGATAAATTAATGAATGTGTACTATTCATGTAACTTATAAAGGTATAAGAAAAGAATTAAATATTTATTTAATTAATACTTGATATATAAAAATACTTATGTATAATATGTATATGTTTAACATTATAAGGAGAATATAAACATGATAAAGAAAAACCAAAAGAACGAGATATATTTAAAAGTAAGATTAGCTGAGCATTTAGACTGTGACATTGAAGACATAGAACAGGGTTATGATGAGTCAACTTTTAATATAGGTGATCAAGAGTATTTAATATTGACTGATGAAGAAGCTGACCAAAGAGCTAAAGAATATATTAAAGATTCAGTATGGGCTTTTGTACCCTCTTTCCTTGCAAGTCATACAGGAATAGATGAAGAAATAATAAAACATTTACAGGATAAATGCGAAAGTGCCAACGATGCTTTATTAAATTCAATTAATGATATTGATTCTTTTATAAGTGATGCTATCGGCTGTGATGGTAGAGGGCATTTTATGTCATCTTATGATGGTTATGAGTATGACTTAAATAATAATTTGTTTTTATACAGAATTAATTAAGAGGTAAATAATGAAATATAAAATAATAACAGGCGATAACTGGCTAGTAATGGTTAGCAAGTCATTAAAAGATATTAAAAGTAAATTTAAGAGACTAGAGCAACAAGGCCATAAGCCGCAAATAATTAGGGGTAAATAATGAGCGAATTTTTATATATTAATCAACAGCCAACATGGGCGTTAAAAAACATAGTAAAGGCTTTATCTAGTATGAGCCTTTTGAATACTGAAAAAGAAAATCAAAGGCTAAAACTAGCCAAACAAGAATTAAAAAAAAGGGGTAATAAATAATGGAACAAGTAAAAGAATATAAAATAATTGACTGGGCTTATAATAGAATGTTTAGCGATAAAACTTTTAAATGTATAGATTCGGCTTTTGATTTCTTGAGCAGTAAATTCGAGGATGATGAGCTGCAAGATATTTTTATAGTTGATATAAGTACCCGCTGCTTTGCCAATGGCTACTGGAGTAGTAGCAATTAATTAATTATCTAACCAATCAAGGCGGTATTCTTACCGCCTTTTTTTATGCCTTTAATAAATAGATCATATTATATAAACCATTCTAAGCCATTCTAAGCCCTTGTAACAATCATTTAATGCATTACTACTTATATATAATAATAGATCAATACAAAGCCTTACAATGCTTTTGATGGTGTTTTTGTTTGTTGTGGTGGTGTTGTTTGATGTTTTTTTATAAAAAGTTATCCACAAAGTTATCCACAATTTATTAACAATTTATCCACAACTGTTTTTTTATACAGCATCGTTTTTTGATCAAAACTAAATTTGCCTTGAAACTAAATTTGCCTTGAAACTAAATTTGCCTTGATTATAAATTTGCATCAAAACAGTATTTGCCTTAATACTAAATTTGCCTTAAAAAAGAATTTGCATTTAGGTATTGCATACTAATATATTTTAGTATATTATGTGTGTATGTTAAATAAAAGTAAGGAGTTAAATAACATGAAAGTAGAAAATATGACAAGCGTTAATGGGAATAAAGTTCCTAATCAATTCATTATTAATAATAATGGAGAGGAATATTTCCAAAGTTATAACAGCATTATTGCTAAAAAATCTAAAGGGAAAATTTATCTTGATGATTATTTTTGGGACTATTCAGTTACAACTGGCAAATACAGAAATGATTTTTTAGGAGAGGGAATAGCCGAAACTAGAAAGAAAATTACAACTGGTGAATATATATTAACTAACTTAAATGAAAAGGGGGTGCAAGAATGAACACATATACAATTAAAGACGTTTTAAGAGTTGGCAACCCATTAGATGATGGAACTAACTTTGCATGTAATAAATGTGACCAATCTGGAGAAATGACACATCAGGAATTACCACACAAAGATTTTAAACATGGTTTTGATTATTCATGTGGCTATTGTGGAGAGTGGCAATTACAGGAGGGAAGAGAATGTTTAAACAAATAATAGAATGCCTAATGTGTGAAAACCATTATGGACAAAATGAAAAGTTTATTGCTACATGTCCGCATTGTGGCAATGATGATACCAAAAAAACAATCTATCTTTCAGAAGATAGTGAAATGCTAAAAGCATATATCAATGGCGAACCTTTTACTAATGAACTGGTGCTATCAAGATGATTAACTGTATACAAATTTTAATCGTGCTTTCATTCATGGCTTTTTGCCTACATGGAGCATATCTAATAATTAAAGATAAGGAGCAAGACAATGAGTAAAAACGAAGCAATACAATGGCTAGGCAATAGAGGGCAAATGATGGATGTATCAGAAATTATCAAATGCAAAAAAGTCGGCAAATATCTATTTATACTTTTTAATGACAACCCAAATGAAGTTATCCAATATAACCTATATGACACTTTTGGAGAATGTGAAGAGGGTTATTGTCTAGAAGACTTTAAATGGACTAAAAACCATATCAGAACAAGATTAACAGGTGAATTTTATGAATGATTGGATAACTAAACAAGAACTTGAAACAGCCAAAGACATGGCTATTGAAATATTTAGAGATTTTAATAAAAACGATGGTTATATAGAGGGTGAGCAAACATGGACTGAAATTGAGATAAATGGAAAGTTTTTTGATATTGATTGCTTTGATGATTATATGGACAAACCAAGAACTAATACAGTTTGTGCTATATATCCTGTATATCCTACAGAATGCGGAAAATATAGAGAAACAGATTGTGATAATTGGCTGAGATTATTTACACTTAAAGAAGATTGTTTGATGAGTTTAGTAATAGAGTAAATTTGCAGTAAAGGTGAATTTGCCTTAATGGTAAATTTGCCTTTATCTCATTGCCCTCTTAACTCTTTTAATGGCTTGTTTGTTGATCTCTTTATAGAGATTATTTTTAACCACCTTTTCAGACAACTTAAAGAAGTCAATAAGTTTTTTATGTTTAACAAATGGAGTGAATGCTACAAGCAATTTAAGACCTTCTCTACCCTTCCTACCTGTTCTTTGCCATATACCATAAGTGCCCGAGCCCTTGCCTTTAGGCTTACCCATAAAACGAGTATTTGCCCTATCATTTCTATGAGTTTTATCTATTCTTGCCAATAAGCCTGTGCCATTTCCACTCTTACTAGTGCCACCTTTAAGTTTTTGTATATTACCCGTAGTGCCAGCAAGTGGCAGTCCGTCTCTTGTTGGTGATGGGTAGCCCTCTCTTCTAGCGTATTCATCCTCTCCAGTATAAATATAATAAAGGAACTTAGCGGCATAATCTTTAACAATCACTTGGGCTGATAAATCATATTTATTTGGTTTAGCATACTTATTAACGGCAACAGCGTTTATGCTTGTTTTCATTGGTTTGTTCAGTTTTTGTTTTAACTTATCGTTATTTGCCTTTGCCGCCAATTGAGCAGTTTTATTAATTCCTTCGGACATACTTTTAAGAAAAACTTTTTTCTCAATAACTTTCATTTCTTTTTGTAATTTTTTGAGATTGGTTTTTATTCTTATATCCATTTTTGCCTTTTATAAATTTGCCCAATGGCTCTTGTTATCAAACTTTAAGCCATTTTCATTTGCCAATTTTAGAATTGTCGATTTGCTTTTACCTAAAGATAAGGAAACCTCGTTTAGCGATTTGCCTTTGTCAATTTGCCTTTTGAGTTTAGTGATATCGATTTGCTTTTTGTCGGCCATTAAAGATTCTCATAATGTTCTATCAACTTATCAATATACCATTTTGCCTTATTTAAGTCTTGGATATTGGCATTTTTGTCTTTGTGCCTATGAATGTATTTAATGGCTGAACCCTCTAGGTAGCTCGGAAACTCTTTGCCTAACTGTTGCTTTATGTATTCAATACATTCAAATTTGCCTTGATTGTAATGGCTCGGCCTATTTACAGGGTCGTGATTTGCTTTTTTGATTTGCCCTAATCTATCCCATTCTTGTGGTGTTACTTTATCTATACTCATTTTTTTTCTCCTTTTATATAATTTATTTGCCTGTCGTTGAAACGACCATTCTAAAAATCTATCTAATAATTTAACTGTAACCCTGTCTCTTATAACTTGACCTTTTTTAAGTTTAATAGGCATAAGTTAATTTGCCTTTTTGTAAATGTTTAATATCATTGTAATGAACTTTGATTATCTGATCTTTTCTTCCATATCTTGTATAAACCATATTGTAATCATTTTTGCTATTTGCAATTTGCCTTATGTTGTTACAGTAATCTAGCAAGTCTTTAGTTTCAAAGAAAAGAAAAGAACTCATGTCTATCACATCCATTACAATGTATTTGGATTTGCCTTTCAGCCATCCATCCTTACCATTTACATTTATAAGTTCCAACCATATACAATTTGTGTATCTGTTGCCTTTAACGTCTATAGGCACATCATTAACAAACATATCAATATGTTGATGCATGTCTTGTGATAAATTCGCTTTCACCACTTTTCTTCCTATGGCTTCAAGCAAATAGATCAATTTGCCTTCAGTCTGTTTTCCTTTTCTTAGGTCGTTTATTTGCTTTTGCATTTTTAAATATCTTATCCCAATTTTCATCTATCTTCTTTTTATCTTCTTTTCTTCTTTTACTACCCTTACCGCCATGCCATTTAGTCATGATCTATCCTCTTAAAGTTTACTGATTTATCTAGCCTAGATAGAATTTGCTTTGCTTCCATAAAATCTTTTGGTATGCATCTTAATAATTCTTCTATGCTAAATATCATCATATCGGGTTCATCTTTGTGTATTTTTACAAGTATTGGCTTCTCATCATCTGTATCACAGATTAAAGCAGTCTTCTTATCAAAGTTAAAACACTTACTGCTAGGCTGAATCATTATGTAGCCACTCTCTTCGCATTTTATATTTAAAGCAACAAATGCCCTATGCATCATATCAACCATTTGTATTTTCTTTTTGGGATGAGAGCCATATAGGGTGTTCTTTAAAAGAATCTCAGCTTTACAGAATTTAATCTCAAACTGTACGCCAACCATTTTAAAGATTCTCTTCCTAGAACCCCACTTTTCATAAGTCTCTTTTTCATATTCTCGCAATTCTTTCAATTTGCCTTCTAAAGATTCATCTATATAAGTTTTCATAATTTATCCAATTTGTCTATACATATAAGTGTGGAGTGTGTAGTCCTACGGACTACTACACACACACACACTCACATTATGTATCATTACACACACACACAGTCACACACACACTTACACACTTCATGGATTTATAATCTCGTCATCAGCATAATACCTATCCTCAACCAGTCTATAGCCAAGGCTCTTATCTGTTTTTTTATCCCTTTTTGCATGTATGACTATTCCATTTTCTTCCAACCTTTTAAAGCTGTTATTTATAGCATGCCTAGTAATATCTTTTCCGCTAGTGTTATATACCGCATGGTGTTTGAAATCTGCGGCAGTAAACCATTTATCACCATCCTCTTTATCTTTACCCATTGCATACATTAAATTTGCAATCTTAATATCTTCTGCATTATGAACAGCATCTTTGTCAAATTTATCTTCCAATTTTTCATCAGTAAGAACCAACAACCCTGAAGTGACATCAAGACCTTCTCCAGTTAAATGCTCCTCATGGAATTCAAAGTTTTTAGGTGGTATCTCCATGCCATCTTTGTTTTTGGTTTGCGACATCTTTACTAGCATTAAATTTGCATTATCAGACTTTGTACCCTTTCTCTCAACCAAGAACTCACCATCAATACTAGCATCAAGCACAGAGCTACCCCTAGCTCTACCCTTATTACCTCTTCCTGTGTGGTGAACTAAAAGCACAGAGCAACCAAAGTCATGTATTAACTGATCTGCTGCTTTAACAAATTTATTAACCTCTTGGGCGGAGTTCTCATCTCCTGAGAAGTTTCGTTGGAATGTATCAAAAATAATTAAGCCTATATCCCCAACTTCTTCTTTAATAAGGTTTATCTCATTCTCCAACTTCTCAAACTCATCAGGCTCATTAATTCTTGAACCCCTGTTAGATAAAAACAATGGTGCACCCTTTAAACTACCAGTAAATTCATATTGCTCGTAACTGGCAAGCCTTCTACGAACTCCTGAGACACCCTCTCCGCACAGATAGAGCACAGGTGCTTTTTTAGTCCCATGTCCATAGAATTCTTCTCCTATGGCAACAGAGCAAGCCATAGCAATGGCAATAAACGATTTGCCCGATTTAGGAGCACCAAAAACAGTTATAAGCCTTTCTCTTTCAAATACATCAGTAATGAGCCAATCGTGGTTTACAACCTGTGACAAAACTTTATCTGCTTTCTCAAACCTCAAAGCACCTTTCGGTAACTTCTCTTTTTGATTGTTAACAAAAGACTCTAACTCTCTTGATGTAGTAAAGTAACCTGAATCTAAAGCATCATGCAAATCATCTTTATCCTTAAAGTCTTTAGGTGGGTTTATGATTTTTACCGATTTGCACCCTTTAGACCTTAAATATTCCGCCATCTCATTTGCACATTTTTTACCAGCCTTATCATTATCAGGCCAAATCCATATATCCCTTTTTAAGACTGGAGTCCAATCAGCCTTTTTCCAGCTGTTAACACCACCATGCCATGTGCAAGAATCACCATCATAGAGTTTTTTGCAGGCCAATAAAGCCTTCTCACCCTCATTAATTATAATTGGCTTTTTTATTGCTTCATCTGTGTAATAAATTGGCATATCACCTTCAGGCCTTACCATTGACCATGTGTCATCTGAGTTCTTACTAAATGGTGCGTACTTCTGCTTTATGTGATGCCCTTCAGGGAATCTCATAACCATAAAGCTATCGTTGTACTGCAAATGAACAACCGCCTGTTTGGACAAACCTTCAAGTTGCTCTCTATCAAAAGACCTAGCATTGCCCTTGTTAGTGTTATTTTGGGGGAGTCCACTAACGCTGAGTAAGGAGTCAGAAAGCAATGCTTGGTCGTAACCGAAACTTTTTAAAATGGTGGCCACATCTTGATTGTGATATTTAATTAAATCTGTAATACCGCCACCAACAGCATTCTCATGATCATACCAAGTTGCAGACTCTAGGTTTAAAGAAAAAGAGCCATGAGTACCCCACCGAAGTTCTTTCGATGAGATACTGCTTGGTTCACCTAGTAATTGCTTTGCAACTTCAGGTGCTATTCTCTGCCAATCAACTGACTGCATCAGAATGGTATATCATCATCGCTAAGTTCAGTCTTAGCTACCATTTCTGCTACTTTATCTGCCAGTCCCTCGTTAGGAGAAACAAAGCCATCATCATCATCAGCAGGTGCATCAGGGTCTATATACCATTCAGGTATTGCAAGACCATCAAACCTCTCTGCCCATTTTGCAAAACTAAAATTAAGTTCTGAGGTTGTGCCAGCACCCACTTGAATTGGCTTACACCCTGCATATTTAATTACAGGCAAAAGACCTGCGTTAGCTTCTCTTTGATTCCAAAATCCACTTAATGCTTTATTAAAAGCAGTTGATTCAGAAAAAGCAAAACTTTGCCACAAC